CAGGTGGGACTCTCAATCTGCAACTGCAGATGCCGCTTTTGGCCCTCGGTATCGAGCTATCTGTATATGCCTACCAAAACACGAGGTAACATCGAGATAAGTCGAGACATCGACATTATCTACTCGTGCGGTCCTGACGTTCACACGTCCTTAGTGTACGCTAGCGATTATGAGAGCACGACGGGTCAAAACCTGCCGGGCTTCTATAAGCGCATGCGTCGCGGAGAGCTCCTGCCCCACACCGCTTTCGAGCAGTGGAAGTACTTCGGGGTAGGGGACGGTTTCTATTTTGTTAAAGAACCGTCTAACTGTACTGCAACCATACAAGGTTGGACGTACTATGATAAGCTCTTGGACCGTGGTGGTTACTACAACTGGGACCCAGATCTCCCCATTCCTGATACGGCCGTACTCGTTCAACGAGCTGCCGCCGCCATCTATGGCAAGGGGTACGACGCCTTAACCTTCCTCGCTGAGTTTAACAAACTCATCGGTTCATTCACCGGATTAGTTTCCCGGTTCATGAGACTCCTCCAAAAGAGGAGGTCTGGTTTTGACTTCGGCGATCTGTGGATGGAGTATCGTTACGAATGGCGAACGTTGTACTACGATATGGTCGGTTTTGCTGACAATATCGAGAACTTCAACGCCGAACGCAAACGGTATTCGCAACGTGTCGGACTAACTGTGAAGGCGTCGAAGGAAACCCCTAAGACGACTCATGGTGGAGGTGTTAAATTTGATTGGCCAGTTACGTCCTACGTGGAGATTTCCGCGCGGGGTTTTGTAACAGCCGACATCAAACCACCTCGGTTCCAGTTCAATCCACTTACTACAGCTTGGGAATTAATCACCCTGAGCTTTGTGATTGACTGGTTCTTGTCCGTCGGTGACACGTTGATGGCTTGGTCTTTTATGGCCTTCTCGTCGGCACACTCCGCCTCGGCGGGCGTGCTTACTACCACGGAGCGTTCGCTTCGTGTCGAGAATGTAGTCCCGGATCCGGGCTACTCAGCCAACCTTACCCAGCAGGCGAACTTGACCATTGAACATACGGTCAGAATGCCTACATCGATACCATTACTCCCGCAGTTCACGGTGGATTTGGACCTCGAGAAATTACGAGATCTTATGTATATCCTCCGGAAACTGTTAACCCAATCGTTAAGGAGACCCTAATGGCGGCAATGACTACCGCTCTCACCGAGTTTGCCACTAACGGCGACTCGCGCACCTATGTGTTGACGGACCACTCGGTCCTGAAACCCAAGTTGGTGGTACAGAAGCGACGTGTTCCTGCGGGCACGCAGACCGTGTCGGATACTACCGTTTCCGTTGTTTTCGGTACGGAGGACTCCGATGGTCTGGCTCTTGCAAGCAAGGTTGCTTTTTCGGCGAATGTGCGCATGCCGATTCACGGTCAGGCTGCTGACCGGGACGCCTGTCTGGCTGTCTTCCGCGATATCATCGCGTCGGATGAGTTCAGTGTGGCTGTCTCCGGGCAGTTTTTCCTCAAGACCTGAGGATAAGCCATAACCCGTTAATCGGCACCCCTTGATGGGGGCCCACAGAAAACCGTTGGAGTACTTCACATGCAAGACTCAAAGCTGATTTACGACGTGTGTCGAGATCTGCTAGTAGACCACAGCGATGTGGTCCCCGCTGGACTCGTGGAGGTCCTTCTTGGCTTCGTCCGAAGTCGAGCTGTCAAAGGGCTCTCCACTTGTAGTGACTTAGTGGACTGGCATATTCTCAGTCCGCACCAGCTTGCTCTCCTCTTCCAGGTCGAGGCGTTATTCAAAAAGAACGCCTGTTTTGCTGACCTGGAACGGACAAAGGAGGCCGCTATGCTGAAGTTCAAAGAATCCGAACTGCAGTGTCGCGACGCCAATACCCGCCTTGAAAAAGCGGACGACCCTGTCTACGAGGAACTCCTCGATAAGATGGAGGCCGACATTGGCTTATTGCTTGGTAACTCACACTCGGATTTCCAATTGTTCCTGGAAGAATTACCGAGTTTGGTTAAGGTCACTAACGGCGCTTCTGCGCGCTACCCACGGCGAGAGTCCAGGCCACACCTCAAGTTCCGTAAGAGCTTGGACTGCACATCCCGTGCAGTTCCATACATCAATGCTCTGGCGAAATACCACGGCTTTAAGCAACAACCGAGGCTGAGGGAGGTAAACTGGAATCGCGTCGAGGTAGTACCGAAGAACTGGAAGACGGGCCGCACCATAGCCTGCGAGCCGGAGTGGAATACACCTCTCCAGCTCGCGTTTGACAGCTTCCTAAAACGGAGGCTGAGGCGATGGAACGTGGACCTATCGGACCAGTCCTTGAATGCCAGACTAGCGAAAGAGAGTTCAGTAAGCGGCGAATTCGCCACTATTGACCTGAGCTCTGCTAGTGATACGCTAGCGTACAATGCGGTCTTTCGCTTGCTCCCGTGGGAGTTTGCGCGATACTGCGACGATGTACGATCTCCGCTGTATAAAGACGAATCCGGCCTGCACGAGTACAACAAATTCTCGAGCATGGGCAATGGATCGACGTTCACACTGGAGACACTGGTATTTACTGCAGCAGTCAGAGCTGTTGGGTCGAAGCGTTATGCTGTTTACGGTGACGATATTGTCATCGAGGCTGCACTCGCAGAAAACCTGATTGCTCTGCTGTCTTACCTTGGTTTTTCCGTAAATAAGGAAAAATCCTTCGTCAGCGGCCCCTTCCGGGAAAGCTGTGGAGGAAACTACCTAAACGGACACGACGTCACGCCTTTCTACGCTCGTAACTTACCGAAGACAAAATCGGACAAGTGCGTTTTCGTAAATGGCTTGGCGCCGTGGTGTAAGGAGGGAGGGCGTTTAACAACCCGCCTCCTCGGCATGATCAAAGATAACGATCTGCCGATTGTGCCCTTCAACTACGACCCCCGGTCGGGAGTTATGGTTGACGCGCACACGATGCACAAAAGCAAGGCCCTTCGCTGGCGGAAGTCGACGTTCTCCCATTGGTTTAAGGGGTACGTCAGCAAAACATCTTCCGACAGTCTGGAGGCTTCGACAATCGGTCTCTTGCTGTGGCACTTAACGTACCATTACAAGATCCCAAAAAACGAGGCGTCCAGAAGGAGCAGTACGGTAGCCAACTTGGACACAAAGTACGTGCGCAAGTGGGTTTGCTGGAATCCTCCAGCAGAGGCAACACCGGCCCACCTATACTGGCGGTCCGATCAGATATCGCCGCTCATGTGTAAATAGAGCCGCGGGTCTGAGTTGGGGACATGGAGTCCCAG